AGAAGGGTGGACTACATGTCCCTACGGATGGCCTTGATGATATTGTTTATGCCGCATATCCAGATACGGCTGGACGCGCCTCACGTGAGGGCAAAGAACTGTTCGACGCTATCTTCGAAGCGCAGGAAGTGCTTCGCAAGGAAGCAAATATGTACGGCGCGAACATTCCTGAGAACCCAAACCGGCGCCTCGCACAAACGCATGAACAGCGGCTGGTTCAGGCGGTCACGAAAGAGACTTGGGTCGAGGACCATATGCGGACCCTCGATTGGGACGTTATGCGCTTTGAGGGAAAAGCGATATCGGAAGCGAAGCGGGAGGAAGTACTCGGCCGAGTGTATGATGGGATTGTGAATGATGGAGCTGGTCGCGGCAGCCCGGCGCAGAACCAGCAGCCGTCGCTTGCCAATCGCCTCGCCCGAGATCGCTTCCTCTATTACAAGGATGCAGACTCGTATATTGCTATGCAGAAGAAGTACGGCCGCGGTAATTTGTATGAGCAGACAATCGGATTGATTGACCATATGAGCATGGAGATTTCTCTGCTCAAGCACTTTGGTCCATCGCCTGATACGACGAGAGAGTTTGCAAAGCGGGTCGGTCGGGAGCGGGCTGCGCAGCTTAACAACGCACGGCCGGTTGGGAAGCGTAATGTCGTTAATAACTACGATGATTATGCGCGCGAAGTGTTTGATGAGATGTATGCTATCCATACTCGTCAAATTGGTTCACCTGACGGCAACCTGATGGCACAGACCTTTAGCACCCTGCGCACTATTGCAGTAAGTGCGAAGCTTGGCGGCGTGTTTATTCCAACAGTGTTTGGTGATATTGCTAATGCGAGAGTTGCTCGACGGATGATGAACCTGCCGGAGGTTCGTGTTATTCGCTCGTACTTCGCCAACTTTGTTCCGACGAAGGCCAAGACGCAGGAAGCTATCCGTGCAGGTATTATTTTCGAGAATGGTATTTCTTTGGCCTTCAACAGACAACGCTATTTCGGTGCACTTGATGGGCCACATTGGGCACGCCGCTGGTCCGATATAACGTACCGGGCCGGACTCGCCGCACATGCAACGCAGGTAGGACGAAATGCAGCTGGTAAGGAGTTCATGGGAGTACTCGCGTCGTATAAAGATACGTCGTTTGATGAACTGCCGTTCGCACCCTTGCTTATCGAAAACGGAATTGAGGCTGCTGATTGGGACGCTTTCCGCGCCACGCCACTTTACAATTTTGGAGGTGCTACTTGGCTCCGTCCGATCGACATGTGGCAGGCTGGTGATGATACTGCCAAGAAGGTTGCGGAAAAGTTTCAGAATGCAATGCAACTCTATATTCGTACGGCTATTCCCGAGCCTACGTTACGTTCACGAGTCGCCATGGGAGAAGCCATCCCGCCTAACTCGTTCCGCGGGCAGTTGTGGCGGACGATGACTTCGCTGGTATCCTTCCCGGTGTCGATCTACTTTAACCAGCTGCGGCGTATCGCGGAAGCTCCTCGTATTCGCGATAAGCTTAACTACGCCGCCAGATATTTTGCGTGGATGACTGCAGGTGGAATGTTCATCACGCAAGTCAAGGCGCTTGCGAATGGGCAAGAGCTGTATAACATGGACCCAACCTTGGCCTTTGAGGATTTTCCTAGGTTCGCAGACTTCTATGGTCGCGCTATCATTAACGGAGGTTCACTCGGCATCCTTGGTGATATGGTCTTTAATAACATCAATCTGAGTAATAGCAGCCGGCGGCCCGGTAATCCGACTGAGGAATATTTAAGAGCGTTGCATAGGTTGACACTCGATAACGTCATCGACGCCGGGCATGCTGCGCTCTATGCAGCTGGTGCAACCAGTACTCAGCCGGACGATCTTGAGTTGGGAAGTGATCTTCTCCGCTTTATGGATGCTAATGTACCTGACTTATGGCAGACGAAACTTGTACTACAACGCGCTATTACTGATGACCTGTTCGAGCGTGCTGATCCCGCAGGTTGGCAGCGCTATCAGCGATATTTGCGGGAGCACGAAGAGGGCATGTGGTGGGCACCGGGTGAAGACCCGCAGGTGCCCAACTTTGCAACGGCTATTGGCGGTGAGTAGGGTATGGCTTCGTGCCGCCCGAACGGATACATACCTACCTGAAGGAGGACAAGCATGACGATTTCGACTGTCGCTAATTCAGTGACCTACACTGGCAACGGGTCTGCTGCAACTTTCGCATTTCCTTTTAAGATACTCGACGCGGATCATCTAGTCGTTCAGCGCTTGCTTGCAGCTGATGACTCAGTTGATCATACTTATATCGGGACTGAGATCACGGTCTCCGGAGTAGGCGCTGCGAGTGGTAGCGTGACGATCAACGCCGGCGCACCTTCATCCACATATAAGATTAAAATAACCCGCATCGTCCCGTATACACAAGAGGCGGACCTGCTAAATCAGGGCGGCTACTATCCGGAGACGATTGAGGACCAGCTTGACCTTATGGTCATGATGGCACAGCAGCTGGCGAACACCGGCGGTGATGAGGCCTGGGCATTGGAAGCGCAACAGGCGGCGGCTGATGCAGAAGCGTTCGCGGCCTCATCCCAAACCTTCGCGACCAACTCCTCAAACTCCGCAACGGCGTCAGCGGCCTCGGCAGTTGCTGCGGCTGCGGCACAGGCTGATGCGGAGACTGCGGCCTCGGCAGCAACGACTAACGCTGACCGTATCTATCCCGACACAGCGACTGCACTAGCCGCGCTGGCTGAGGGCGATTACTTTTGGGTAGAGAATGCTGATGATGACCTACAACTCTATCGCGAGGTAGGCGGTGTTGCGGTCGCACAGGACTTTGCGATGCCGAATGTTGGCCGGGTTGCTGCGGCCGAAATAGCACATGAGCGTTATACTGGACCGTTCAGAGAGGCGCCTACCGACACGTACATGAGAGACATTATTGAGGATATGTATATCGAGGGAGGTGATCCCGGCCATGATTATATCTTCAATTATGAGACACAGGACCTCGGCTCAGGAAATGCGCGTGTCACCTTCAAGATTACTGACGTAACCCTTGGCATTGACAGCTGCCAGTGGAGGGTGGTCGATACGCAGGCCAATTTCCTAGCGCGCACATCGCCGACCGTTGTGGCATTTCAGGACGTTTTGGCGGGCTATACGGGCACCACGGCGACGATATGGGTGAATTGGGCCGCGTTGGTCTTTGGGGGCGGCATCACCGGCTATACGACCGTTGCTCAATCCGGTATCCGCAATGACCGGGTTATCTCCCGCGAGGAGATCATGGAGCGGTTCAAGGCCGGGGCGGAACCGAAGATCGTGCTCACCGTCGGGACCGGCTCACCGACTGCTACGCACTTCAACAGTCGTGCAGACGCTATTGCTAGCCTCTACATTCCAGGCCTCACGGTTACACGCTCAGGTCCGTTCCCGCTATCGGACATTTGCTCCTTCTCGAACCAAGTGTTGATCCTCGATGTGGATGATGCGATTGATGAGGAGTCCGTGCTGGTTAGTCCGGGAGGAATTGACCAATCAGAAGTTGTTCTTCCCCCTTTCATCACATTGCGAGGAAAGGATATGCTTCTGTCTCGGCAGTATGCTGATGGAGGAGCAAACACTGGACCAGTAATTGAGGCGCCGTTTCCTTTCCGCATCGAGAACATGACGATTGAAAACCTCGGTCCCGGCTATGCAGTCCATATTGACAACGTGAATGATCGAGCAAAACGGGCGGACGTTGGACCAGCAGTTCTGCGCTATCCAATGGTCTCAGTTATGAAGAAGGCAGTACTTGAAGGAAGTGCTGCTTCTACTAGCTGGACCATTGGCACCGGCCTGTCGAACGGACAGCTGTTGCGTGTTGAGGAAAGCCGAGTTATCGGTGGGGCGGAACAGCCTCAACTCGGTGTCCACACTTCACCGACTACTACGGATGCAGGCGATATTGAGGCTATCGACACCTACTTCAACGACGCTGTTATTGGTAGTGCGGTGCAGCTTGTTAAGAGCCACGCGATGACTGTGCAGCATCGAGTGAACATTAAGGGTAGCACCCTTAGTAATATTAGCGTCAGCAATACTGGAGGCGGTTCCGCCGGGTTCCGTCGGGTCGGTAAGATAGACTCCACTATTACCATTAGCGGCACCCTGGATACGTAGGAGGAAAACATGAAGCATCCTTTGGAAATGAAACACAGTGAGCGTGTTAAGCGGAAGGAGGTGATTGGGAAGCGGATGATGGAAATCGAGAAGTCGCTGAAAAGCAAGATCGCTGACTCTGAACAGCCGAATGTTTTTCCGGCCCTCGAAACCGAATGGGCGCGGCTCGATACCGAGCGGCGTCAGATCGAAGAACTAGGAGGTTAACATGGAAATTATGCAGCCTTGGATGAGCATTGATGGAGGCGAGTCTGGCGGCTCCGGTCCTGCACCGCCGGCTCCACCTCCGCCGCCACCTCAAGAGCCTAAGCCGATCGAATGACTTGGCCTGAGATCATCATCCACGCAGTCGTGATCTGCGTTGGCGTACCAGCGGCGCTGCGTAATTGGACTGCGCTTGCGCTCGTTGCGTCGTGGGCGTTGGGTCAGGGAACGTGGATGGTGACTGGCGACAATCTTCCTCTCAAGATTTATTTCTTGGCCGACCTTACTGTCATTGGCGTTATTTTAGCCAAGGAGATAGTTAAGGTCGGCCCTAAGGAATATAACGGAATATGGCACCAACTTCGCTGCCTGATTAAGGACTTGACAGTTCAGGATCGTTGGATTATTGCCGTGTTCGTAGCCGGGTGCTGGCCGCTCTACGTCATCAGCATTGGTGCGTATGAGCGTTGGTGGATGCTCTACTACATCACTATAGCGCAATTCCTACTTGCGGGATGGGAGGCGCTTTCATCTTGGCGCGGGGCCAAACGCGCCGTTCACGACAGGACGTATCGGCAGAAGCCGGGCGGCCTGAAACGAATGGCGGGGAATTGGGGGCATGGATAGTGTTTCAGAACTGCGCCAGCTTCTGTCTGTCGAGAGCGCTGCTTGGGCAACATTCCTTGTGGTAAGCTTATTTGCTCTGCGTATGTGGAATGGAGCACCAGCGATGTTCGGCAAATGGATCGAGTGGCGACGGGCTAAAGAGGAAGCGAAGGCGGCTGATTGGGCTAGACTTCGTAGCGAGATCGCTCGCCAAGGAAACCGCATTGAGTATCTGGAATTGCGCGATCAAGAATGTCAGCGCAACCTCGCCGCAGCCGAACGCCGGATCGCTGTCCTTGAGGGCTACTTGCAGGGACAAGGTGAGGCACGACAGGACGTTACCTTATTGAAAAGTGCTGAGCGTTTAATTGAGGAGAAAAAGCGTGACTGACATTATTACCGATGACGCCTTCGTTCGACTTTTTCAGGAACGAGCAGGTCTCGAAGTTGATGGATGGGCTGGTAAGCTGACGGTTGAAAAGCTCAACCAACTGCTTCCACCGGCCCGGCCACCTGCGAGTGTGACGAGTGAAATGCCAGACGATTATTGGCCGATGCTCTCGAAGATTGAGAGTGGCGATCGGCCGTATATCAAGGCATCTACGTCCAGTGCGTCCGGTCTCTATCAGTTTATTAAATCGACGTGGATGGGCGAGGGCGGTGCTTGGGGCGATAATATGTCACAGGCGTTCGGAGGGCTGCGGCCGTCAGTGGAGGAACAGCTGCAGCGGGCTAAGTCCTTCACAGCGAAGAACGCGGCCTATCTTCGACAGCACAGTATCCCGATTAATAAGGCGAGCCTATATGCTTCGCATTTCTTCGGCCCTGTTACGGCAGTACGAGTGATTGGTGCTGACGTTAACCAGCGCGCTGATCTCATCGCCGGACCTGCTGCGACGAGAGCTAATCCGTCGATCCTGCAAGGTAAGACGGTCGGAGAGTTCCTTACGTGGCTGCATAGAAAGACGGGAGATTGGGCGCGATGAAACAGGATACTGAAGATCGCATTGCCGCTTCGCCTCCGAGGGAAGGCTCAATGTATCGAGCTGTACTTGGTATAGCCGCACTCACCGGAGGCTTCATTGGGTTTGCCCTGCTGTTCTTTGTCCAAATACCGGAGGGCAATAGGGAGCCGTTACTGCTTGCGCTCGGGCTTGTGCTCGGTTGGGGAGGTACTGTTATAAGCTACGAGTTCGGTAGCTCGCCGTCCGGACGTAAGGCAGCGGATGCGGGGATCAGGAAGGAGGAATAATATGCTTAGTTGGATCAAGGCCAATCCGATCGTTACCGGGTTAATTGCTCTCGGTATCGTCGTGTTCATCATCGCTGGTTTCAGTTTCCTTAGTAGAGAGAACCAGCGTGAGGAAGAAAACTTGAAATCGCAAGGTGCAACGGAGGAAAGGAGTAGGACACATGAAGAGTCGCTTAACGTCGTTCGTAACGCCAATCAGCCTGTCACTAACAATGAGCTTCGGGCTGAGTGCTTGCGGAACAACCGCAACCCAGCGGCCTGCTAGCATCAATACGATGTGCCTCGTTGATCGAGAGATTACGTATAGCAGGCCGGCGGCTGGTCAGCAGGAGACAGCTGCTAACCAGTTCGATACGGCTGAAACAACGGAGCAGATCGCGCAGCACAATATCGTGTATCGCCGGACCTGCCCGCCTACAAACTAGGAGACGAATGATGAGAAATGATGTAGTCTGGACGATCGTAGGTGTACTCGGCATCCTCGCTCTCGTGCTATATATAGCAGGGAGGATTTAAGCGGTTCGACCCTTTGGCTCATAGCCCTGTCCACCACTGTTCATAAACTTTTTAGTAAGCAACTGCGCCCGTACCATGACGTCGAGAATACGATCGACCGAATGGGCGGGCACCCTTTCTCCTAAGAACGTCACAAGTAAGTGTTCCGGCACCGGCGTCTTGTCATGTCTCATATGATATTGATAGGCGAAGTGCCAACACTCCTCAATCGCACGAGCGTCGCCGCCCACCTTCAGCGCCTTGAAAATGTCGGGCATATAGCTCTCGGCTTGGATTAGCCAGTCGAGAGCTTCGGCGTAGTGATCGAGCGTGATCTTGCGGTCGGAGGAAGATGCCGCGCTGGCTACGATACACAGCTTTAGTAAGTGAGCTAGTCGCCGTGTGTTGTAATGCGTTAGCTTGGGATGATCTGGACGGGGCTGATATCCCTGTTTGGCCCAAAGATTGATAGCTTCTTTAACGTCGTCAGCGATTGAAAACTCGCCCCAAATACCATAAATGTCAGCGAGATCGGCCGCGAGATTTTTATACGCTGCTCCGTCATGATCTAGCTCGGCGAATATATCTGTGTACTTTGTCTCGCCAGAGTAGATGTTGATGACGCGGCTCATGAAGCCGAACTCCCATGCGCCCTCCGGTAACAGGCTGTTCAGATAGGCCGGCGTGGTGGCGGACAGGATATTGAGCTGCGCCTTTGGGATGTTGATTTCGATTTTGCTTGACCGGCGCGTTTCATGATACCTGCCGTTGTCCCACAGGTCCGTGAGTGTGGACATGAAGTCTCCGTCCCACGCAGGGAGGAAGACGCCTAGCTCGTTTGATATAACCTGAAGAGAATTGAAGACGGTAATGGGAGGGATTTCGTTGAGCTTGACGATCCGTCGTTGAGCCTTGTTCAGGGCGTCGGCAAGCGATGCTTTTGTGACGCTGGTGGGGGCGACGAATATTGGAGTCTCAGGAGTTCTGATCTCGTTAAGTAGATCATAGGATAGCCCGGTACATAGGGACTTGCCGACGCCGGCTGGTCCGATAAGGAAGATGAACTGGTTGGCATACAGAACTCCCTTCGCCGTAGTAATCCACGCCTTCCGCTCTAGCGCCGCCGAGACGAGAAAGATCGCTGTCCACCTGCGGTATATAGCAGGTGAACCGCGGCCCTCGGTGTAGCGGAGGAAGCCGTCGATGAAACTCGAGTACTTACGCGACATTAGAAGTCGGCTAGGCTAAGCTGGAACTTTGTCTCGGTGCGTTTGCGCTCATCACTCCCCTTCCACTTCTTTAACCCGTCCGGGTTCTCGTCGGATTGTTTGCCCCAATTCCAGCCCGTTGATGCTTCCGTCGGCACGACGAACTCGCGTCCGCGTTCGAGTACCAGCTTCGTCTTAATCGCTTCGACAGCCCACGGCACTATCTCGTCGCGCAGGTGCTCAGGGAACTGGAATAGGATTGAGTCGTGAACCTGGACCAGCAGCTGCACCTTGTTGGCGCGCCACAAGTTCAGGATGCCGGTGTTGATTTCGTCACCAGTCATGGACTGTGGAACATGAGCGACGGCCTCACGGCGCGTTGATCCGTCCTTCGGGCGGCCGAAGAAGAACCGACGACGGCCGAAGGGGCTGATGAGATAGCCGAGATTTTCGAGTGCCCAAAACACTTTCTCGTGCCATGCGGGAATGCAGGGAAAGCCTTTGAAATAATGTGACTGAAAGTCTTTGGCTATCTGTAAAGGGATGCGAGCGTGCTTGGCGATCGTCGGCGGAGTCGCTAGATAGTTTGAGCCGTGTCCGACCTTCTTTGACATGAAACGATAATCGTAATGCTTGTGTGCCAACTGTTCAGCGATTTCTCGATCCGGCGCGGTGCCCCACGCAAGGTTCGGAAAGGCGATCTTGCTGACGAAGGTATGTAGATCACCGGACTCACAAGCGTTCAGATACGAACCGGCGAACGCCTCGTCCTCGTTTGCAAACAGGTTCCAGCATAGCGCTCCGACGTTTCGGCTATCGCCCTGCTCGAGGTCGATGTTGCAGAACATCATACCGGGGTCGGCCACGAATACGGATCGGAGCGACTCGGTTACGTTTTGGAGATTGGTTCCTGTTCCGAAATCTGTGACAGACGAAGCGAACCGTCCGGTAACTGTTCCAGCAATATTGAACTGCGTTCGCATCCTTCCATCTGCATCAACACCCGTCCGCAGAAATCCCAAACTTTTTCCAAGTCCTCTAAGGAGAAGGATATGATTACAGATTGGCTCGGCGATAAAGTAGTTTGCGAGCTTTTCAAGTGCTCCCTCATCTGTGGTTGGTGCAAATGCTCCATTGCTGTTCCTTTTCTTTTGAACCGGCAGTTGCATAATGTCGTAGAGCAGCTCTTTCAACTGCTTTGGTGATCGCCAGTTTGCACCTGCCGCGCCAATCCCATCACAGATGATTGCGTCGAGCTGTTCTTCTAGCCGTGCTATCTTCGTAGTAATGTCGGCGATGACCTGCATCTTCCTACGCTTGTTGACGCGCAGCCCGCGCAGGTTCATTTCCAGCACCGGCGCCTGTAACGCTTTTGAAAACTCATAGGTGCGGAGCGCAACATCGTCGGCCACGGCCATCATGTTCTGAAGAACTTCCGAGGTGACGCAACTGTCGAGGCCGTTGTAAACCCAACGCATTTCGTCTGCGCCGAGTGCATTGATGTTCAGTGTGGCAGTGTCGATTACCTCAGCCATCGTTATGCTCGATCGTCCTTAAACTTCCGCAACAGCTTCCGTACTTCCTTAACCGGCACGGCCATTCGATGCGCTATCTCGGCGGAGTGTAACGGCGGTTCGATTAAAATGAGTCGCTCGAATTGGCGCATTTCTGCTCTGATCTTCCGGCTTGCGTCACGGAGTAAGTCGTTCTCAACCCTTTGCAGCAGCTGTTTATGGTGATGGCACAGTGGACTGTCAAGCGCGACTGGCTGCTGACAGTTTGGCGCCATACATAAAGCCTCAGTCATGCTTCTTCCCTTTCCCCATAAACTTCCAACTCGCCTCCTCCGAATAGATCGAACCGAGGAAGCCGAGTCCTTTTTCCAACTCCGGCTGCATCGCGTGGTGCAGCAGCATTGGGTCCTCTCGCGCGAGCGGCGCGGTTATACCGTACCGGGACCACAGGACATTCATGTCGAACAGGCCGTTCTGCCAATCTATCGGTTTCGTCCTCAACCAGTGGCGAACGTATCCCCAAGCGATCATTTCCTCTTGGAGAGAGGGCCAGTAGTTTTGTCCATCTTGGAGAAAAAAGGGAATGATGATTGCCGAGCTAGGGCTTGGAGCGAAACTGATGCAGTCAATTTGATCTTGCTTAGTTTCAATATCCGCCGCAAGCGAGTCGGCTGGGGCGATGTAGTCGCGCTCATAATTTGCGAGGTCCAATAGAGTGGGACGAAGCCATAGCTGGCGGGAGGGTCTGGTGAACTCGGGAGTTTCGCTTTGCCGTTTCGCCTTGTCAAGGTCGGCTATTACGATCGGATGGAGCGACCACTCGCGCGCGACAGCGGCGGGATGGTATGTTGGGAGTACCTTGTATTCACGGCCTAGCCGCTCACTTACGGAGAGACAGGTAACTGCAGTGGACCCGCGAATGCCTCTAATGCCGCTAGTATGAAGGAAAGCCCAAGCAGCAGTAGCGCCCAAACAGACAATGATATTAGGATCAGCAGAGCGAATTTCTTCATACAGTCTCTCCAGCTCGGGAGCATACTTGGCGAGAATATACTTGCCAGCCATAAGCTGTGGCATACCAGCGATGCCGCTCGTGCGTGGTCCGCACAGGTTTTTAATGTCGTTCGATGGGCGCGGGCGCAGGTTGAAGCAGTTCGTTACCAAACATTCGCTTCGCGATATGCCAGCTTGGGATAGCATTTGATCAAGCAACCAGCCGGACGTTCCGACGAAAGGGCGGCCGACTTCCTCTTCCTTTTCTCCGTAAGCTTCTCCAACTAAGGCGATACGAGTCATGCCCACGTTCCATTAAGTGTTCTAATCCGTTCGTGCATATGTTCCTTGTTATGGCAAGAAACACAAAGCACTTCTAAATTGTTGATTGAATTGTTCTTTCTGTTTCGGTCTTTGTGATGACGAGGAAGCTCAACCGTTCGAGAGGTTCCACAGCGCTCACAAGTAAATAAATCCTTTCCTGCTAGAAGCAGGACGCTTTTTGTAGTTCTGCCAACCGTAGCTCTTGAGGCTCCGTTGATATAGTTTGGGTTTGCACTTCCAGTTTGATTACGGGCAGCGGCTCCTTGAGGCCAGCCTAGTATTCGGTATCGTGTGCACAGACTTCGAATACTAGCTTCGCTCTTTCCTAATTCTTTGGCTGCATCCTTTTGTCTATAGCCAGCCTTTTGTAATCTTCTTAACTTAGGAAGCAACAAGAGTACTTCCATATTGGTCATCTTCCTTTGGCGAGTCATTTTACTCTCCCCGCTTAGACCAATTATCTCTTGCAATCTGCCAGAACTCCGACAGCTGTTCCAGCCCGAGTACATGGTGCGCGCCAAGGTCCTCCGCCACCTTCAGCGCGTTACCGGAGCCACACGTCGGGTCGAGGACGAACGAATACTCGTCACAGATCATTCGCATGAAATGCCTTAGCATTGCGTAAGGCTTTTCGGAGGCGTGGATTGCGCCATCGCGGCGACCTGGATAGGGGAAGCAGTTGGCGACGCAGCCTTCCTGTGTGATCTTCCTGTCGCCTCGGGAGGCGAATATCGCGGCTTCGTAAACCTGCCGCGGTCCGCGTTGAGGATCAGGGGCGATACCGGAGCCGTCGCTCTTAAACCAGATGAGCGGGAAGGGGTTACACTTCCAGCCCATTGCTTCGAGGCGCTCGACGGTTTCGCCGTGCTGGTTCATCTTCATGCTGTGCCAAAAGATCAGGTGTGCCGACTCGGCTACAACGTTATCCATAGCAAGAGCAAGGCGGTCCAGCAAAGCCCAATAAGTATCAGGATTATCTTCGTAATGGTCCTTAATGGTCGCATCCATACGAGGGCTGTCGGCCACATTAATCCCGTAAGGAAAATCGCAATGTATAAGATTAAATCGAGGGCCATTATATGTCTCCTGCCAGTCATGGAATGAGACGTTTAGAAGAGGTATCTCCGGTTCGACGGGAGCGGCCGCTTGTTCTTCCGGAGTGAGTATGCTCTCATCGACGGCGACAACAACGCTGTCGAGAACGCTTGCTTTCTTCCGCTCCGCGTTGCGCTGCACGATGTTGAGAGCGGCGCTGAAGCGTTCAGCGTTAGCCACAACCTCGTTGCCCATATGCGTTGCGACCTGCAGCTTCTTAGAAACCTCAGGTCGCGACAAACCAATGGCGTCAGCAGTCTGCTCCTGCGACCAGCCGGGTTCGTGTGCGACCTTTAGCTTATGAAACTTTTCGAGTGCCGCGACCTCGTCCTGCCACGGCAGGTTCTCGCGCTTGATGTTTTCCTCAAGCTCGATTGTTTGTAGCTCGTAGTCGGACAAGTCCTCGGCGAACTGGACCGGCACGTGAGTCCAGCCGAGCTGGCGGATCGCTGTTAGCCGACGCTCACCAGCGACCAATACGCCGTCCTGTGTGATGACGATCGGGTTGATAAGGCCGATACGCTGGATCGACTCAGCCAGCTCATCGATGTTTCGCAGCTCACGACGCTGTCGTTCAGCACGATCAACTATGATAGAGGCGGTGTCTATGGATCGAAAGGTGCCGCTGGTCATCCGATGCGCTCCATATCTTCCACACGAACCGGCACACAAATATGACCGTTCGACTTATACCGTTTGCACAGCGCGATGGCTTCGAGATCGTCCATCTCCTTTGCCTCGCTCATCTGTGTGCTGAATTGGCTGGACTTAGAGAACCAGCCCGCTCCGCGAAGGGATGCGACGTGATACTTCATAACGTTCTCCTAAGCCGGAATAATGGAATATATCTGACCGGAATATTCTGCAGTCTCCTTGAGAGCCGCAATGCGCGCTTCCGCATCGGCCTGATCGTAAGCCCAAAATGAAAGGGAATAGTCCTTGTTCTCGTACCTATAATCAAAGGAGAACATGAACATGGGTCGGCCGTACTGGTCCGTCGTTCGACATTCGGGATCAGGACCGTCGCGCTTATCGCGCTCATCAGCAAGGTCGATGATGTTGTCCATAACGTGCTCCAAAAAGTGGCGGGGAGCCGAAGCTCCCCATCCACCATTATTTGCTAAGTGCTGTCTTAACAGCACACATAGCGTTGGCCGCGTTGCAAGCTGCCTGAGAAAACCGCAACGCATCCTCCGATTTCTCAGAGGCTGCTGCCTTGTTAATCAGGGTTTCAACTTCTTTGCTCTTGTCAGTCATCGGGTTCTAACTCCGAATGTGCTCACGTATCGGAAAGGAGCAGAGCGTGAGCGGCCTCTGCTATTATTCGACCGGCGCGGTTCGACCGATCTCGGCGTTGAAGGTTTCGCCGGACTCATCACGCTTGTCCTGCTTCCACTTCACGTCACCGAGGAACTCGGCGTTCACCGCAGCGTTGAGCATCTCCGCAACGGTCATGCCAGCCTCCGCACAGCGCAGGTGCTTCTCGCAGAACTGACGCAGGTTGAACAGCGTCGTCTCGAAAGCGGCCTCATCCTGCGTGTCGAACACGAACGACTTCGACAGCATGATGTTGCTGATCTCGCCGGGATAGTCGCCGATCTCAACATTATCCATGGCCTCAACGACCTTCACCGGGAAGCGGAGGAACTCCCACTTCTCGTCCTGCGACTTTGTGCTCTCGGGCACCTTGGTAACGCGAAAGCGATACGTGCCGACCGGCGGAAGCGGGGGACGCTCGACTTCCTCGATACGCTTCGACGCAATGTCATTAAAATTGGGCATTAGCTTTGTCCTTTCAGTGTGGCAAAGATAGTAGACAGACCTGTTTCGAGCGGCAGCTCTTTCTCGACCGTGGATGATGGCATCTTCAGGTCGATAACTCCGGTAGGCAAGGTCTTGATAGCCTCCGAAAACATTATAACTAACTCCTTGGAATAAGACTTTTGGTTGAGATAGCTTTCTCTGGAAGCCAATTTCGAGATAGTCTGTAGTGAAGTGTTGGGTAGGCAACCTTACACCGTTCGTCTTCTGCCCACTCTTTGAGAGTTTTAGTCTCACCGAAGGCGGTAATCTTAACAGTGTTCCTTCGATTATTTACACTGACTGAATGTGTCACCCAACGGCAGTTGCTTGGCTCATAATTGCCGTTGTTATTTTCTCTGTCCAAGAGGAGGCCACGACGATAGCCATTTTCTTTGGCCCACTTTTGAAATATACCAAAGCTCTCATTCCATTCAGGACATACAGTGACACCTCGCCCACCGTAGTCAGAGAAATCTCCTTTATTATGATCAGAGCAGCGCCGTCGCATACTGTCCCAAACATACCAAAGTGGAGTTCTAGTTCCTCCATGCCGCTCGTACATTAGATTTGACCTTTGAGCTGAGCAAAGATTGTAGACAAACCAGTCTCTAACGGTAACTCTTTTTCTACATTAGAGGTTGGCATCTTCAGGTCGATTACTCCTGTGGGCATAGTCTTAATTCTGCGTCTGACATTCGTGCCGGACCCGGAGGCCTCGGCGAGAACGAGTGTGTCGAAATAACTCGCGACGGTTGGACCGAGCGCGCTGCCGACAGCGGATGGGTAGCCTTTGTGAACGCCTTCCATCACCTCCTTGTAGTTGACGTGGGAGATAACGATGACGTTCTGCTTGTACGCCTCGCTAGTGAGCAGCGCGAGCACTGACTCAACGGCCTGTTGTGCAGCATAGAACCACTGGCGAGGGTCTTTCGCGGTTGGGTTCATTCCCTTCGCCCATGCCCAAGCAGCTTTGCCTAGAAAGGTTAGTGAGTCGATGACCGTGATGCACATAGGGTCTTCGATCTCGGACCACTCGGTCAGCTTACCCATGGCGTCGGAAAAGGCTTTCGGTGCTCCCTTTACCATCGGCCCCTGCGGGGTGATGCGATACTGGTCACGGTAGGTTTCGTACTCGATCTTGGATAGATCAGCGCCGGCGGTTCGACCGAATTGCTTCAACGCGGTGAGGCCGTTGTCCATGTCCAAGATACGCATACTGTAGCCGTCGGCAAGTAGCGCAGCTAGGGAGCCGGTCTTACCTGACGAGCTATCGCCTATGTACAAAATCTTCGTATAGGCTGACGATGCGTGATTATCTAATGTTGGCATTTTGCAACTCCATTGATTTGTGAAGAGCGAATTCACCTTGATATTTTTCAGCTGCTTGGCGATAAGCCTCTGCAGCCTCTTCCATAGTTGCGTAAGAACCAATAGGTATCTTTCGACCATTGATCCTTATGCGAGCTGACCAAGGCTTGCTTCGACGAGCATCGGCTTTGAACACTACTCCTTTTGGATACTTACCAAAGCCGACCTTGTTGAACTGGTTCTGTTGGTGGGTCGCCTGTCTAAGGTTCTTAATCTTTGTGTTTCGCTTGTCACCGTCACGATGATCGACTAAGCAGTCTGGCCAATATCCGTAATAAAGTGCCCATATTAAATGGGTGATAATGTAAGGTATGCCCTCATAGGAAGTCTTATGACGACCAGCTTCGATTGGACCTAAAACAGCGTTCTTAGTCCACTTAATCCTAGTCAAAATCCCTGTAACAGGATCGTAACTAAATGCTGTTCTCAGTTCTTCAATAGAGTGCTTCATAAAACGTTCCTCAGCGCGGTTCCATGGGGTCCCACCGCTTACCCTTTACGAAGTCACCTTTCAGAAACTGCTCCCGCACACTAGGCGCCTTCGAGCAGATGTGACGGAACTCGCACCCACCGTACTGACTGCACGATGACGGGTTCAACGGAAACTCGTTGTTACGAGTTGCCTCACGAGCGCGCTCGATATGATACATGCTGTGGTCATACCACTCGTTGAGCTGGTCGTCGGTTCGGAATGTGAACCCGCGCTCGAAACGAGTAAAGCCGACAGCGATCTGCGCAGCGTCGATCATCACGCCTTTGATCGGTAAGCCGAATATAGACTTGCCCGCGAAGGTGTACATGGACATTTGACTGTCCGGGTTGTAGCCGTCGAAGTAGCGCGACGTAATTGTGGACTGCGTAGTCTTTTGATCTTGGATATATTCGTGCTTACCGTATTCGACAAGCCGATCGAGGTGGCCACATAAGATAATGCCGTTGTCGGCTTCGAGGCGAAATGAATGCTCGACAGCGGGCTGGCCGTTAGATAATATGACTGTCTGGCAGGAGTCATCCTCACCGAACTGGTCGATGTACCAGACGATCGTGCGGATTAGATTCTCGCGGGTCTTGGTGTTGTGGTCGGATTGCCACGGCGAGCCGGTGTCGGAGATAGGTTCGCCGGCTTCATCCAGCTCGAACTCCCACGTCTCCACGAGCGCCTCGCTCACGACCTCGATGAGCGCCTCGTCCTGCGACATTCCGTCAGCTGTGTACTTGTAGTAGCTCTCGAGAGCGGTTGCATACCAGCCGCCGAACAGCAGGTGCACGGACTTGCGCTCCGGCTGCCACCCAAAGATCATTTTGAGCTGGTACTTGCGGAGACAAGTCTCGGCTAGTTTGAGGGAGGTTGAGTCCCAGGCGAATTGTACGCCGTCGGCGTCGAAGGATTTCATGATTGCAACTCCTAAAATAGGACTATATCCTGATATCAAGCTTGTCGGCAAGCGACGCGATCTTCTTTTGCTTCTCGGTGAGTGGCTTGGTGGAGCCGGCCTTGGCGTTGCCGAGATTGAACTGGTGCCGCGACTTACGAAACGCCTCAATCATTGACGTAATGTCATCGCGAGTTAGGTCGAGCGGGTTCCTCGCAAATAGCGTGGAAAGGTCTGTCATTTTTGCAACTCCTCTAACTTCAACAGGTTCTCAAGCGCCTCGCTCTCAGTGGCTCCAAACGCATAACGTCCTCCACCACGTTGAGCGTAGTATCGAGCTGATGGACCAGGTTCCCAATCAGGTCCGGTCTCTCCTATTTCGATTGTTGTCTCGGTGGGATTACTCATATCTTAATCTCCACCTTCGCGTCAATGCTCCCGCCGCTGGCCTCGATCTGCTCAATATACCGACGCACCACGCGGCGGATGATCGCACCGGCGCCTACGTCGGGATAGAGAAGTTTCAGCTTCTCATAATCACCCTCGAATAAATTGAGCGTGTGCTTTTGCAGGCCCTCATCCATCAGCGTTTCCTTTATTCACAATCCAGAGGTCCATCCCGTTGATCGGGGAGATAACTAACGACAAGGGTTTGAAGTCCTCACAGTCGCGGCGGATAGCGTAGAGTCGCTGACGTAAGCGCTCTGCGTCCTCGGTCTGGATGACCGTGCCGCGCTCGGTACGAAGAGCTTCATATAGCAGCTCGGTTAGTTCGAGGTTAGTCACGGTTATTCATGTCAGAGCCAAGCTGCGCACGAGCATACTCCTGCTCTTCATCGTCATAGTCGGCCGGCATATCATCAAACGAGATTTCAAGAACCGGCTTCAGCGTGTTCTCGAACGCAATGATTTCGGCGGAGATTTCCGCGCCATCCATCAGGACCGCGAACAGCGCGCTGTTGCTTTCCCGAGGGATGAAGCCGATATGCACGTCGTTGGAGTAGACGGCGACAGCGGTTCTGTCGTACTCGTTGTTGGGATCGGCGCGGAGTTCCACGCGGTCGCCGATGATAAGATTGCGAACCACTTCCTTAGCTTCAGGTGGACGGAATGTTGCGCCGACCATTGGGACTGTTAGCATATTCCTTCTCCTCAACTTGGTCTAGCTCTGACGAGGGGGTGTGTCAGGGCTAGACGAAATTGAGGGGAAACCGGGACGGGCGGCGGAGTTGCTGACCGTAACCCGTCCCGGCCGAGCGCGCTGTCGGACGCGCTCTTTACGTCGCTTAGAGCGACGTACCCTCGAGAGCGTTCGCGAGGCGATCGGCGCGCTTCTTCTTCGCATCGACCTCCTTCTTCGCCGCCTCCAGCACGGAGTCCATCGTAGCGATACGATCGACCTCGGCCTCGATCTTCTCGTCCCATTCCTCCTGGGTGAGGCCTTCGGGCGCGACGGTAAGCTTGCGGCCATCCTGCGCAAGGTGGTTCTTGAGCAGCTCGCGGGCGATCTTTCGGGCCTCACGCTCGTACGGGTCGAGCTTGGCAGCGGCACGAGTGCCAGCCGCAGTGAAGGCATAGGCGGCATCGACCTCGGCGACGAGGGCGGCGAGCTGGTCATCGGAGGCACCCTGCTCGATGGCTTCCTTCAGCTTCGCGCGGACGTTGTTGCCGATGTTCTCGCTGCGGGTCTGGTTGAGCACCCGCGCCTCGATGGCGGTGAGGACGTGGCCCTCTTCATAGGGCTGCGAAATCTCGAAATTGCGGCCCTCGATAGTCTTCGTTTTCGGTTCAGGCATTTCAAACTCCTGTTGAAATATGGCGACGTGCCGGGTCCATCCTACGCGGGTGGCGCGCCGGTGTCAATGGCCGTTTGCAGGGGCGTATGGTTCGGTGCGGATCGAACGGGGCCATATCCTAGCCTCGCCGCCGGAACGTCTGTTCTCTCACAATCATACCAATTGGGATAGTCATGAGGTTCATCACGGACCGTTCGTCCTCAGCTTCCTCCGGACCTATTGACATACAAAGGGTGACATGCTTTTCGTCTCGTGCAATCTCAAATCCGAGAGTGCTAACCAAATGAATTGGGATAGTTTCAGGTAGCTCGTTAAGCCTTGCCCAAGCATGATTGCCAGTGTAGGCGTCGTGCCAGTCGATTAGTTTAAGCGAGTACTTCATTGCACAACTCCTTTGTCTCAACGAAATCTTCGGTACGAATATATGTCAGCGTTTCCTTCGCCCGCGTACATATAACGTAGCGCAGGTTCGGCTCCTGATCTTCCTTCCCAACTAGATGCTGGTCGAGGAAGTAGACGTGATCGAACTCCAGCCCCTTCGCACCATGCCCGGTCATTAGCTTGAGTGGACTGTGCAGCTGCGATAGGTGCTGTGCGTAGGCCAGCGCGTCACCGAGTGTAGCGCCTTCGCGCGCGAATATCTTCATGCACTCAGCACGGTCTCGCAGACGACCGTGTGCTCGCTCCTTATTCTTTTCCATTTCATGCGCGAGCCAGGCCTCGATCTTTTCGAGCACGGTATGCTGAGGGAGATCGTGTCCTCCGAACTTCCGCATCACCTTTGTGAGTGAGGTTACCACGTCCTTGCCGTGCAGCTCGCAGGTGCGGCCGTGCTTCAACAGCTTGATCGCGATGTTGAATAGTGGCGCGTTGTTGCGGCAGATGATGACGGCATCCTCGGGCAGGACCTCACTAGTCCATGAGGAGAGCGTCCGAACCGAACCAGGCCTTGCCCATTCAGGCCAGCGCATCGCTGGTGCGCGCCATCGCACATGCTTCACCACTTCGCTTGGACAGCGGAACGAGATCGTTAACGGCAACTCTCGCATGGCGAACTCTTCACGTAGCAGTGCCATGCTTTCTTCGTGCGCCCCTCGGAAGCCGTAGATGGCTTGACAGGGATCGCCGACGGCTATGAGTCGTCTCGTCCCCACCAGCTTTCTAAGTGTGGCGTGATTGAGCGCAGAGAGGTCCTGCGCCTCATCAACAAGGACAAGAGGATACCGAGGGAAAGCTCCATGAAATACCGTTGGCATAAGAATTTGATCATTGAAATCGCACTCCCCTTTCAACGCCATCTGCAGCGACTGCAGTGTTGCGGCGATGACCAGCTCCTGTTCTATCGACGATAGGCGCTGTTCGAGGTGGCCGAAGAACTCCTCGTCGTTCATGAGACGCTTGGCACGATCGAAGTGGCCGGACGGTATGTAGCCGCAAGACTTACCGAAGTCAACGATGCGAATTAGCTCGGCAAAGTTTTCCCATAACACGTCCTGTTCGGCACGGCCAGCTGCTCGCACCAACTCGTTAACGATCTCGTATGTCTTGGATGCGTTGATAGCAAGGCGACGTCCGGTCGCGTCCATCCAAGTGCGATGGCCGAGCGCATTGAGCGTCATAGCCTTCACGTTGGGAGGCATTCGTTCCTGCATCTCGACGGCCATCTTCTTGTTGAAGGCTAGCGCAAGGATTTCGATTGAAGGTAGCGCGTTGGCGATTAGCTCGAGCGTGCTGGTTTTGGCCGCGCCGGCCAGTGCGGACACGAGGAGGTTGCGGTCGCTGTCGCGAGCGGCCTCCACGATGTCGGCCTGTTCGTCGGTTGGCTTATGCATTGTGCAACTCCTCTCAGTCGTATTCATTGTTCCAGATTGCTTCCACAATCTTATCCTCGCCAGCTTTGTCAAGGATGATGCAGCTGAAGTCATCCATCCGAGTAACGGTAAATGACTCCAGCTCGTCTTGCTCATCCTTGTATTGAGCTGGCATGATACGATAATTGATAAGGACTGATACGTCCTCTTCATCAGGCAAGTCGATAGTTGTTTCAAGCTCACCAAGACGGCGCTGGTATGTCATGGCTATACCTCCTTGCAGCGGGTTTCACGCTCGATACGGCGGGCGCGGTTTAGCTGCATTGTTATAATGAGAACCTTTTTCTTGCACCTGTCGAGGTGACTTTCGACATGAGATAGTGCTACCCTTGCGGTGGCTAGCTCACCTTCAAGTCGTTCAACTTCCGTCATTCTGCAACTCCTTCTATCCTACGGCGAACCGCTTCCGCCGCTTCCATCAAGTCATCGTTCGTCGTTGGCGCGAGGCCGTCGTTCGCTGGCGTGAACGTGCCAGCTGTCTGGCGGATGCCGATGATGACCTCACAACTGCTGGCGTCGAGCCGAGGCAAGACGAGCACGTCGTATGGGGACATGGCTCGCGGGCCGAGTGTCTCGGCGAATAGCTTGCGAAACTTGTAGGCGCGCTGTCGCCAATGGACTGCCGCGCCGTGTGACTCGCAGGTGAATGTTCCGCCACCCGCTGCTAGTGCAGCGTCGAGGACGGAGCGTATGTCGGCGTACATGCCGAGCCGGTTGGCCTTAGTCATTAATTTCTCCCTGTAAAGCAGACTCTAAATCATCGGCCAATACTCTAAGTTTAGCTATCACACAATCCAAGGACTGTTGATGGCGAGAGCGATTAAACTTCCACTTACGACTGAATGGATAGATACCATAAGGCAGCTGTATCAGCTTAACTCTTTGAAGACAGTCACGAATTGAGCCTCGTCGAGGTGTCATGGCATTATCCTCGCTACTGTAAAATCATCGTCCAGCGTCACAACGACAACCCAACCAGCCGGATATACGAGTATCCGTTCCGAGCGCAACCATGCCATAGCGGCTGGCGCGAGTGGCGGGAGGCCGGGATAGACGAGGTAGTCGTCGCCGGTTAGCGTCCACTTGTTACGCTCATCACCGAGTACCGGGTTCCAGCCCTCGGGGTAATTGGTTTGGACCTGTAGCCAGACCGGGTCGGCGCAGTTGGGATCGAGGAGGAGTGGGATGCGGCCTAGGTGCTGCTGCGCCTCGTGACCGTAAGCGGTGTTGAGGTGCCAGTCGAGGATGGCGAAGGGTTCGGTCATCCAACAGTCCCCTTCATCAGCTTCTTACAGTTCTCGCAGGTCACGTCAGCGGGAACCGTTGTGGCGTTCTTGAACCGGGCCTGTCCGCAACGGACTTGGCCGAGCCTGATCCAGTGATGGATGCGATGCTCAATCATTTCTTATCTCCGAGGCCAGTTACTCTCTTGCATACAGTGCAGTTAACTTGACTAAGATCGGTCGTGGTTCTTCCGTTTATGTAGTCTTGACTGTTTAAACAGGCCGGGTAAGGAACACCGTTTCGAAGAAATTGAGCATGGTAAATCATAGCCTAAACTCCAGCTTGCTAACGTCCAACCCTTTAATAGGTTTCACTTCGCGACGGGCCTCATGGTCGCCACGCGACGCCATCGTCTGTGCTGATAGCGGACGATAGAGTGCCATCTCAACAGCAACGCGAGCTACGTCAGGCCAGAAGCCTGTTGGGAAACCGCGTGATGTGTCAGCGTTGGGAGCACCGCGCTTCCAAGCGGCTATAAGATATTCCTCTACAGCGTTCATAATGAAATGTCCAGCTGCTCGACGTTGATCCCCATGTCAGCGAAGCGCTCTTTCTCCGCTTCCAGCCTCTTCCGAGTATCCTCCTTCTTCCATATCTCGATGATATGCTGCGTCGGATACTCGTTGATGTAGCCGAGCTGTTCCTTGCGTCCACGTTTCACGTCCATGAGGATGCGCTGGATGAACCGGAGCGAGGCTGGCGTTGCGCCAACGTCGAGCGTCCGGCCGGTTGGGAGGATGAGGCGAAGGCCCTCGTTGGGCGCTAGTGTGACGCGCAGTTCCATCAGTCCATCCTCGAGATTTCGTATGAACCGTCGGGTTGAAGGATCATCACCCATGCGTAAGGAAATATGAATATCTCTTCGTCACGCAACTGCGCTCGTGCAACTGGAGGGAGTGCCGAGTCGCCGGGATATTGGATAGAAGGAAAGGCTCTGTCAATAATACGAAAGCCTTTGAAAGGACGCCAGCCGCCACCGTGAGCGTAAGCTGTGTTGAACTGCTCACGCGCGGGACGGGGATCACTCTCACTGAGGAACGTCGGGATGAGACCGACGGCGTACTCTAGCGCCGGCTGTCTGTAATATTTGGCACAGGCCAGAAGTTCTCGAAACTGTATCATGGTGCAACTCCTTTCAATTATCCATATTACCACAAACCGTGCTCAAACGCAACCGACGTTGTGAGCCTATTGATTGATCCTTGTTGTAGACAGGACGGTTAGGACCTGTGCTACAACAGCCTGTAAGTTTGCGGCCGCCGTGTTGAGGTCGGCAACGATCTGCACAATGTCGGGCAGGTCGGCCTCAAGTGGTGTAGCAGGAAGGGCTGCTAGGGCTGCGGCTACATCTGTGAGGCCGGTGTTTACCGCTTCGACGTCAGTGATAATATCGTCTACGGAGGGAAGGGGCATGGTTAGGTTCCTATAACGGGAGGGCGGTTGTGCAGAAAGCGCACTCGGCGAGGCCGCGGCCGACGTACCAGTGCGATCGACCGCAGCCTGGGCAGGCAATGCCGGGGCGGTACTGAATGACGTAGCCGCGGTTCTCTGGGTTGAAGGTGGCAGTCGCCAAAGTTTTCTTGCGGCGGTATACCTTCAATTCGGATGGCTGGTTCATTTCTTGTTTTCTCCATCTTCATGCGATACTGACCGGATGGCGGTGGCGATTGTGCGCGGATCGTAGCTTTCCCAGTCCTTATTCTCGAAGCTCAAGGCAATCCTCGCACACCGTTCACGCTCTACCCGCTCGGCGGTAAGGTAGGCGGAGGCGATGGCGGCTTCGTGAGCCTCGATTATGCGGCAAGCTAGCCATGCATGCGGAAGTCCGTCGCCATGATCCTTGGCGTTCTCTTCCAGCCAGAGCACTATGTGATCGGCGTTCGAGATGTCGAGATCGCTTTGGAGCTTGGCGATCTCTTCCGCCGCCCACTGGAAATCTGCTTCGGTTGGCTGAGCAGGGGCGACCTTAAACTCCTCAATCTGATCGCCCATCGGCGCGTTATCGCAGCACTGCCCGCATTCTTGGGAGGCGAGCGACCATGTGCCGTCCGGCCATTTGATCCAGAGCGCGTTGCAGACCTTACAGCGGTGCGTCGCATTACGCGCTCGTTCCGCCTCCTGCGTCATCCGCAGTTCATCGAGGTCAGGGGACATTGGGACTCTCCACCAGTTCGAGCTGCGAAGGCGCGAAGACGAACAGCAAGCCACAGTCGTTCTCGGCCACGACGCGCAACAAGCCGCTCCGCTCGCCATCGGATCGCTTCTGAAAAACGGCGACCACGATCCCTCGGAAATGATAGTCACCTGTGCGCTTCAGGATTTCGTCGCCGCGTTGAAACTGACGGTTCATGTCAGCCGCTTTGATGAGGCGAAGTTTATCCATCCCCCTACCTCCTCTCGACATCGGGAGCTGCCTGGGCGCGAAGGGCGAACGCGATCCGGTTCTCGCTGCGGACGCTGAGTGCTTCATAGCGCCGCTCGCTGCCGAGTTCCCGATAGGACTCTCTAACACCCGCATCGATGCATAGGCGGGTGATGCAGCTTAGGATGCGCTGTGCTGTCCACCCGTCCTTCTCGCTCGTGCCCAGACACGCTAGCTTGATGAGGCGCAGCGCCTCTCGTAGTTCAGGCGCGCTTCTAAGCAGCTCGGCATGACCGCCGAACGCGTGACAGATCAGATCGCCTTTAGGCGCGTTGTCCTCGTCGGACGCTACAATGGTCTCGAAGCCCTTGTCGTCGGTTATAATGTGCCAAGGGGGCGGCGCGTCCGCCAGCTCGATCAGCGCGGTCCTGTCCTGGTTAGGCATGGTCATGCATGCACCTGATCGATGGCGCGGTTGATGATCTCGGCGATCAGTTTGGCCCGCATCCCGACCAGCAAGCCAGTCGTAGGATCGGCGGCGGCACGCAGCACGCCCGGCTGGCTGGGATCAACCGTGACGTAGGCCCAATCGGTGCGAAGCTGTTTCAGCGCGGCGAGATATTCAGCTTCTTCCATGCTCTTGCTCCTTGAGGAAATTGCGGAGTGATTGGTCGGTGCTATCGGGGTGGGGTTTCATGAAGGGTTCCCGGTGGAGTTGGGCGATGCCGTGTCTTCGCACGGCCCGCGCTGCTGGCCTTCGGCCTCAGCCCCTTCGGGTCTTCGCGGAGCAGCATCGCTATCGCGGGGCTCAAGCATGTCCTACCTCTGCTGAGCGAAGCGACTGGATGCTCGGCAGAGACTGCCAGTGCGTCGGATCATGCGGCAGCTTCACGCGGCTCAGTGCTGGCCCGCCGCTAAGAAGCCACCCATCGCCATAGCCATAAATTGCCACCGCCCACCACCCGAGCAGGGCTGCGTTGCAAACCAGCACCTCGGTCTGGGCCGGAGCGGAACTGATCGGTTTCCAGCTAGTCATTGAGTGTCCCCGACATGAAAAGCGTCATTGAAATCGGCGGTTTTCCATCGCGCGCTCTTGCAGCGTTCACAGTCAAAAGCTGGTCCGCCATGCACGCATCATAGGCAGCTCGTTCAATGCCGCGCTCGATCAGCTTAATGCGGTCATTCAGGGCATCGCGCTCGGCCTTCAGGCGATGCAATTCGCGCGAGGGATGCGACTCCGCGAAGACGCCATCGGCGGCTGAGGGCGAAGCCTCGCAGCCCGGTTCCGAAGGAACGCGCCCAACTTCTTCCCTGCTCATCCTCCCTCTCCTTTGATAGCGGAGAGAGCGGAACGGGCGTTGGCGGCGGCCTCCCAACGCCCGCGAGCGCAGCCTTCCTGAAAGGCCTGCTCGATCGCTTCTTCGGCTTGTTCGTCGTCAGGTCGGCTGTAGCGAAAGCTAACGGTCGGTTCGGGTGGCGGCTCACCTGTCGGTGCCTCGCCGTCAACCCGCTTGAACGCCTCTTCCGCCACCTGTAGACGAGAGCGTAGGGTGCGGAGTTCTGACAGGAGAGCGGGGGCGTGGTTGCGAAGGAGGACGATCAGGGCGGCGTTGGCGAGCATTTCCTTGTGGCCGCGCGCCGACTGCCAATATTCTTGCCAGAAGCCGTCCCAATGAATTACCGCACAGTCCAGCTCTCTGGGCGCTTGAATGCTTGGAACCTCCATCGGCCTATCGCCGCTGTCGTCCACGCAAATCCACCAGTCTCCGGGCGTCGCCTTCGCCAGCGTCGCCTCTATCTCTTCAAGGGGGAGGGGAGGTTTTCGATTGTCGGTCATTGCCCCACCCCTGCTTTGGAGAGAGCGGCGATTGCCCTGAAGCTCAGGTCGCGATCATCGAAGCCGGGGCCGTGCGGGTGCGGCTTGTAGATTTCCGGGTTCGCGTAGAAGCGCAACGCCTCCACCAGCTCTGCAACCGATGCTTCGCGGTGACGGGCGAGGGCTTCGGCGAGCACGTCGCGCATCTCCTCCACGTCAGCTTCGCAGAGAACATCGCTGTTCGCGTAGTAGATTGTTTGCGCCGCCTCAGCCGCCGCTTCCCGGTCGAGCTGTATGACAGCCACCAGCCCATCGGATTGATTGGGGGTCATTTGGAATATCCTCCGGCTGCGAGCATGGCGTCGGCGATCAGGTAACAAGAGCGAGCAAGATGACGGGCGCTCTCGCCGGTATTATAGCGCATTGTTCCTGCGACACCGGCGAGCACTTGCCCCGCGAACCAGTCGCGCAGGGTCATGCCTTCAAGCTGAACCTCTTTCGGTGTGGCCAGCGGATCAGACGACGTATTGCGCGCGACCTTGACCGGAAATGCAGGCGGGTTCTCAGGCTTCATGGCTGTTGCTCGCTTGAGGGAGGGGCGGGGGATGCGGCGAGCATGGGCCACCAGACATTGATCGCCATCGGGTAGGCATCGCTCGGAAAGGCGTCTTGGCGATGATCGTCCACGACTGCCCAATAGGCGTCCATCATCGCCCTGGTCGGCTCTATCGGCACCAGCGCCCACCCTGCTTCGGGCATTGCTGCGATCGCCGCGCGGGCAGCTTCACCATATTGCTCGATGGCCGACGGGCAGCGCGTCGCGTGACAGAAGCCGACGCAAAGGCCGCCACTTCGACAAATCGCCCTCGCGACCCGTTCGACATCGGCTTTGGAGGTCATGATTGCAACTCCTTTCTAGGCATCCGTTGTCCAAGCCGTAACGTGCTGATGCCTTCGTAAGCACGTTGGCAAGCCTGCAGCTGACTTTCAGCCTTCGCCTTCGTATCCGCGCGAATGAGGATACGCATGGGAAAGCCTTTGCGAAAACTGGCGACCGCCCAGGCCTCGGCCCGATGAATGTCGGTGAGGCGCCAGCCGCCCTGTCGGCGGATTGGGACGACTTTGAAGATCATCGCGCTGACTCCACGATAATGATGGGCGCGCAACCGTCCGTTGTTGGTTCGGCGCGCTGCCAAATCTCCATCGCGTCGAGAGGCGTCACGCGCGGGTGCGCCGGTTCGTCCTCGACGAGGACATAGACCGCAGCGAATGGGCCGAATATGACCACGCCTGAATAGCGGAAATGCGATGCGAGGCGCGGAATGCTGACGGCCGTTGGCTGCAGCTCCCATGACATGAGGCGCTTGACAATGGCCGTGCGGAGGTCACTCTCATTGTCGAGTGGACAGGAGAATGTGTGCCGGCCCTCGACGTTGTAGAGGTGGAGCCACATTAGCACGGCCTCCCATTCACTTCCGCAAGCGGGAGCCGGTGTGTACCGGCAAACCAACGCGACGACTCACCGCGTTGGTAGGGCACGCTGGCCACGTCGCAGATGAGGGCGCACATATTCGTGCGGTAAGTGAGTCCCGGCAGGTCGCTATAGCTGACCTCGACGCGCTCGCCGATGATTTCTGCGAAAATCATTTTTGCAACTCCTTCCATTGTTAGAACCAGTGTGGCCGTCCTAGTGAGATTAGCGGACCACTCTCACTAGGACGGTCAACGTAAGGGGAAGAACGTTGACCGTCGCCTCGAATCACCTCCTTTCTGTTATTTCATGCTGCCGGGTTTGGTGAGGCCGTAGTTTCCCCAAGGCGTTGTGTTGTCTCGACCTTGGATGCGATCAGGCCGTTTACCAACCTGTTCACCATAGCGCCTTTCGTTCAGGCGCTTAAAGGCTCGACGGAGATGGCGACCGCCCGGATAGTCCTTACCGGGGCGGGTGCGGGGAGGGTTCGTAGGCATTAGTGACTCCTTTCGTCGAAATATCGTTTGGCGACGAAGCGCCAGTTCGGTCCATACTGGAGCCGGTGATGCGCGATCCAAGCGTACGGGTGCATTTTCGTTTTGCGCTGCATCACCTCACTCTGATGAGCCGAAACGCGCCGGTTGTTGCCTCGTCCGATGACAATTCGCATGTTGCAACTCCTATTCCCTGCAGCGCCGTGCGATGGCTTGCGCCGCACCCATTATATACCACAAACCGGGCCGATACGCAACCGGCCGGTGCAGGTGCATGGTATGGCCGCATGATCCCTGTGGTAACGTGCGGGGCAACG